ACGTTAAAGATGTTCTTGTAAGCAGTCTTTACAAAGGTGACTCATTTAAAATAAATGATGGTATTAAGGGTCTTTCCGAACATCTTTGGAAGAACGACTTATCTTCTTACTACCCTTCTTTATTCGCCAGTGGTGATAGGTCAGATTTAAGCGGAACTCAACAACTAGATAAGCTTAAGACTTGGAATGATGTTATCTACTCCCCTTTATATTCTGATAGCTCAGACTTCAGAGTTAGAGACAAATTTGAAATATATTTAGACAACGGTTTAAAATCTACTAATAAAATTGAAGATGGTCCTTTCGCTAGACTTATAAGAGCTTTATCTTTCTTTGCGTTTGATATTAGTAATGAGACGGAAGAGATAGCGACTCTTTACGATATTGAAGATTGCCCTGATGATTACTTACCCTTAATCGCTCAATTAATTGGATGGGATCTTTTTGGAAGTGATCCTAATAAATGGAGACTACAGTTACGTAATGCAGTTCCTATTTATAAAGCAGTAGGTACAAAAAGATCTATTCAAAGCACTGTCAATACTGTCTTCCCAAAAAATACTTTTCCCGTAGAATCTAGACTCACAGAATTATGGGAGTCATATGTTCCTTACTTAATTTACTATGCATTAGCGACGGAGTCTCCTTACTTTAAAAACTTTGAAACTTGGACTCCTGATCTAGCTATGGACATGAAGGTTAGGACTTACTCTACTTCAAGCATGGATGACAACATCCGTTTAGCTGTTGATAGAATCCTGTTAGAAACTATTAGACAGTTCCCTGACAACTTCCCAATAAATGTTTGGTTGGAGGAATACAATTCTATATTTAATTACAGAGGTAGGGATTATACTATCCCTCCTTTTGAAGAATACCCTTATTACGTAAACACAGAGCTTGACGCTAACATGGTCACTTTTATAGCTGACCGTTTAGTTTGTTTTGGTGTTAATGAACCTTTTGCTCTTCAGGTAAGTTCTTACATAACTGAGAATGCTCTCAATAAAGATGATGAGGCTAGGTTACGGTCCTGGTTAATATTTACTTCTGGATATAACGCACCTCCAAACTTAGATAATTTAATTCGTAATTTAAATGATAACAGATTTGATTATGCTTCCTTGTGGTCTGGTAAGTCTTCTCACTTTAAGTTAGTTTTAGAAGCTTCTGAGTTTGATTTTACGAAGAGGGATTTAAGCAGAACGGATAGTGCTGATGCGTTATCATTCATATCGCAGTCAGTGAATAAGTTTTGCCCAGCGCACTCAATACCTATCATAACTTTAGAGGTTTCTGCGGGGCCTGATAATTTAGGATTTGAATCAAGCTGTCTTCCTCACATATACTTTGATCGTGAAGAGATTGATGTTGGTGCTGGCAACAATACTTTTGCATCAGGTATTTACCTAAACACTTATAAGAGAGGTATTAATACAGGTGGTAATGTAATAGGTCGATCAGCTACACAATCTCTTGTCTCTCCTGAGTTGATAGATGTGTCTACTATAGGTTCCATTCCTAGAAACACTTCTAGGAGAAGATCTTTTGAAAAAGTGATGCCCTTCAACGGTTACTACGATAGGACTGGCTTTAATATGCCCGTGGGGTTTGATATGGCGTCTGGTCTAAGCGGAATACCCTTGGGCCTTATACCTAGTTCTCTAAGCTACACGCCGGTTAGTAACCATATTGATCTCCCCCCTATATGGTCTCAATGTGAGAACTTAAGTTCTAACAATAGTTATTATGAGTATGATGTTAGTAATACTCAAAACACTAGAGGCATGAATGGGAACTTCCAAGCTAATACCGACAGGACTACTGATAGAGGTCAACTGCCTGGGATCTATGCTGCCATGCATAGGATTGGGGAAAAGTCCAAGTATTTCAAAGCATTGTTAGATGTGGGTTCTAGCACATCAGCTTTAGAAAGCTACTTGGAAACACTTGAATACATATTACCTCTGACAGGCAATATTAATGATATTGCCTTTATTAATCGTGAGATAGCTAAAGTAAGAGCGTTGCTAAATGGAGATTATAGATCACTAGTTACTAGCGGGACAAATGTAGATGCGGAAGGGTATACGTTCCCAGCATCCGTAAATGATTATTACTACTTTAAATTTGGTAGAGATTTACATAGACTTTATCACATTTACCATGAAAGCTTTAGGTGGCACAGATTAAGCCCCGATGTTCAAAAGCAAGATGGTGCTAATATATTCTCACACACTTTTGGACCTCTTTTATATAATCACAACTTTGAGAAATTAGGAAGTGTAACAGGATTGGTGACTTCTTCTTTCGCTAACCCAGAAAAAATAAGTGTCACTAGCACTCCCTTTACGGGCACAGATTCCTTTGTGGCTTCAGCCGATACGGACATGTATCTGGATACCTTTGAGAGGGTTTCCTCTGGCCTTGTGGACGCCGTAGAGTTGGTTCTAACGTCGGGAACTGAGGACGATAGCTCGTTCTCTATCTTAAGAGTCCCAGGCTCTCAAAGGGCCTCCTACGAAGACCCGTTCCTATATGACAAGACTCTGATGTTAATGCGCTCAGGTGTTGGAGCCGCTACGCGAGTGAGGTTTGATATTTCTAAGTATGTGGCAGATGCAGACCATCCCATACCTAACAACTTCCTAACACCTGATCATGAATTCAAAGTAACTCTTAGTAGTTTATTTAGCAGAGATTCCGGGACAACTATAGGGGGAGGTTCTGTTGGTGTTTGGATTCACACTAAACCAGAAGATGGGAAGATGTGGAGCTTTACTCCTGACGGCGATTGGGTTCAACATAATCAACTGATAAGCAGAGAATCCATGCTGCAAACGTATGCTCACAAGAAACAAATTCCATCAAAGTCTCGTGATCCAAAATCTTTCAACTCTTCCTCAACGACAGACTACGCCTGTCTTAATCAGATTACATCGAATAGAACTTCCCCTGTTATAGGCTTAGGTGCAGAAGACTTTGATGTATTTGATATTTCATTCAACACCCGTAATAGGAGTATTAGACTCCCTTACCAGTATCAGAAACAATATGATCAACTGCATAGGTTAAATCAAAACTATGTTATAGAAGTGTTTATGTACCCAGGTCAACAACCAGACCAATACATGTTACTTGATAACGTTAAAATACAAGACACAACAATGAAAAAGCTCTCCGAAATATTTGCAGCAGGGACAATGAGCGATCCTTTGTGTGTTCTCGATGATCTCAAACGGGGTTGCTTAGAGTATCGTGTAGAGCTTACAAAGCAAGACTTGTTTGATATCTTTAAACACTTTAACAATATCGCAGGTAAGAATGCTGCTACTGCATATGCTAGCCGAGACAAAGATAAGACTCAGACTATAATGGAATCTGAAGGTGGTTCTAGGATTGATTATCGTTACGTAAACGAATTAGCGGATATCGTTTATGTAACATTAAATCTCGGAATAAACACAATAACTTTTGATATATAATGCTACTAAAAGGGTTTGGAGATATACTGACAAGTGTAATGACGGTAAACCCGGCTCTGGCCGACTTACCAACAGCTAGCTCTATTCTAGATACCTCTAACTATACTTTTCAAGCGGTCACTTTTGGTAAAGATTCTCAAGGATTTACGAACCACTCTCACGTAGTATCCTCAACTCAATATGTTGATGGTGTGGAGGCTTCAGGTGCAAGCTCTTATGATTCTGGTATTTTCACAATCATAAATTATGGATCCAATCTTGCTAACGGTGCCTCTTCATACGTAACTTCAGCATACTATTTAGAGTTTTCTTCAACCTATAACTCAGTACCAAACGATCCTTCACCTTTAGACGACAGGTTAGAACGTGGTTCCACAATATCTACGAACCTTTCTAATTACCAATATGCTAGCGCGTTGCCTGATTTAGGGCATTACTCTAATCCTACATTAGATAGTCAACTAAGTTCAATATGGAATAAGGTAGGAGGTTTCCCACCGTCAGGTGCTAGTGATTATTACTTCTACGACAACACTAGCTCTTTCACCTTTAGTGGTCAGGTTAGCAGTTACTTTAACGCTAATGGGCTTATGGATAAAAATGGTTATTTAACTTTCAACCCTAAGTCTATTCAACCTGCTACTGCTCGCGGCACTGAGGCATCTGGAGGTGCTCTGCTAGTATCATCGACCTCTGTTCCTGTGTCCTCTGGTCAAGTATCTGTTTCGATTGTATTGCAAGACGGTGACGCTTGCACACTAGCAGCTTTTGGAGGGGTGAAGCACGTTGGCATTTACTGCCTAGATTTAGCTTCCTTATTGTCCTCTGGCTTATTACCTCCATATGATTGGGATGCACTAAATAATACTAGGAAATATAAACTGGTGGCTACAGTAACTACTTTAGATGACATTTTATTCCATAGGGACTTTGCTGCTCTTGGTTATTCTGGCTTCCAAACGGTGTTAAATCAAAACGTTGGAACCGGGTTTACCTATGGAGGCCCTAACATTAATTTAACTTTCGATTTTAAATGATTAAATCACTGACAAGTCAATTAGGTATAAAAGGACACTTAACGGTTCACAAGGTCGTTGATGGTCAGGAAGAGCTTGTGTATGACGAAGATAACGTCATTGTGTCTGGCTTTGGTTGGGC